TTTTCGTCAATAGTAATGCTCTGTAACGTGTACTCATCTTCATGTTGAGTTACCACTACAATGTCGTCGTTAAGGATGCTGGCAGATTGGATTGTTCCAGTCAACTCCCATTTAGTCCACGCTTGGAAAAGATTCTTTTCTCCGTTGTTATAGAACCTAAACAGGTACATGTAAGATGAACCACGGTCAACCAACACAACCAACGAGTTCTGTGGGCTAACAATTAGATTGTCAACGGTATCTGGAATCCACTCAAGAACTGCTTTACTGATGTCAACAACGATCGGATTAGTTTCAACGTCTTGTAGTTGAAGACTAAATACTTTACTGTAACTAGGTACTTTACTTACAAAAATAGTACTTGTACCAACGTCCACTGGGGAGATGTCAGGATCCATCTCATAGTTAGAGATGCTTCGGACAATGGTAGACGTAGGGGTAAGAGTGCTTCCATCAGTGGTAAACACTTGGAACTGTTGCCGCTCAGAAAACACCAACAAACCTTGAGGAGACGGCAACACATCAGACAAAGTAACAGGTCTAACGCTAGCCACGTTCAGGTCTATAGGATCCGAGTCAATCTGTGTAAGAGCTGACTTAACAAAGAAGTTATAGGGATCGTTAGCAACACTGAAATTAATGTTATCCGTGGAAAGGACGCCGAGTCGGTTATTATAAAAGAAAGTAGAAGTAATAGGATCCCCAATAAAAGCAGGTATAGGGCTAGTATCATCATCCCCAGCTTCTCTCGATTTCCAACTAATAGGACCAAAAGTAAAAGCAGTTTCACCAGTGTTAGCCAGTTCATGCGGCATGGTAGCAACATTGAACCCAGTAGACACATCACGTGCTACTGTTTCTTCGTAGTAACCACGTCCGTACTGACCATCATAGGCGATGTATTCAACGTAATAGTTATCAGAACCACCATCACTGTTAAGGATTTCAACGTGGTGACCGTGGAAAGATTCAGCAGGTAGTTTAGTAACATTGACTACAGCATCCTGAAATATCTCCAGTGCATCATTACCAATACCGCCTTTACCAGTAATAGTAAATGCCAAAGGCGTACCATCATCAGTAAACGTACCATCAGCGTGTTCGTAATCAGTTAGAACTTGATTGGTAACAGTGTCAAATCTTTTAATTACAAGGCTGTTAGTGTAACCTTCAATACACCACGTACCATCAAAGTCTGCATTACTTGCTGTTTGTTGGTCAGTAATTGTTTTAACAATATCATCTACAAGGTGGTGATTAGTATTAATACTACCACTATCGTAGAGCAGCATATCATCAAACGTAGTTGTAGACTGTGCTGTAGAATTAGACTCAATACCTTGAAGGGTGACAAAATAGTTTGAACCGTCGGTAAGAGTAAGCAGTTTAATAGTAGCAACTGAGTTGGCATCAAACGTACCAGCTGCTTGCATAGCAGTATTTACGGTACGGTTTGTAATAATTGTAGTATCTTGAATGCTACGGAAATGGTAATGAGCAGCAGTGGTGCCAGTCAGATAGCTTGGGTTTATAGGACCACCACCAGGATCTGTTATGGTACACGGTACACCTTCAGAAGTCCAAATATAAATATTAGCTCCTTTAATAGCACCAACATAAGACGTAGCAGTACCACGGTCCAAAGAGAACCATATTGCCCCGTTTAATGCATCTTTATCAAAAGGACTGCCTCCTGAGTCTTTCAGTTTATCAATAAACTTCATACCCGGTCTTTTTAGCAGACCGTAAGTAGGATCAGGATAGCCGTTAATACACTCAGTTACCTGACCCTGTAGTTTTTTGTCATCATTTTGTTTTGAGACACCACCAAGAAAATTAGGTGTCAGTTGAGTTACTGCTGGCATTATCGGATCAGTGCATTAAAAGGACTGTAGGACTTGTAGTAATTACCATTTTCAGGTGCACCAAAGATACTATGATCACCTTGATTGCAGTCATACTCTAAAGCCATTGCTCTGGTGTACGCTTCTTTCTGTTGCAGCATTTGATATTGATTGGGATCACCAATAACTCTACTAGAGACAATAGCTGCAGCACGTGCTACGATGTAAGCCTGGATAGGTTGGGGGAGATCTTCATAATCCAATTCCCAAACTACATCGAAATAAAGTGTTTCGGTAGTTGTCCACACATTAGTGTGAGCAATAGTGTCGTAAACATAGCCCCCACGGTTTACAGCATTTCTACCAAGATTTGCTACATAGTCCTCACTGAGATCCATTTGGATCACGTTGTTAGGAATGGAGATTTTACGTGTAGAAGCATCGGGTTGGAACTGATCGTAGTTTCGTTCAGTATTAAAGGACCAGCCTTCTGATTGTACCTCACGTGACACTTCCTGTAAAGTGTTGTAAGCAATCGCAACGTCCGGGTTGGTTTGAGTTTCAACTTTGTAAGAAACAATTGATTTAACAAGAGTAGTACTAGCTACGGTTTGAGAGATGTTAACAGTGTAGTCATAGGTTTCAGGGGTAGTACCTTGAGCAACACCTGCAGTAGCAATTGATGTGTTTGCAGTTACACCAGTACCTGAGATATAGGTACCGACTGGAATGTTAGCTTCTTCTGTAGTCAACGTAGTACCAGAAATAGAACCGACAAAGGTGTCAGTTTTTTCTAACACAAATGTTTCTTCAGTTGTCAACGAGTTTACAGGAGCCTGACCAACTGACGCCAGGATCTGATTAACAGCTTGTAGCTCAGTGTTGGAGCCAGTGGTTGAGTAAGGCATAGTTGATAATAAGACTAATTCTCAATAAGGAATTAAAAAAAAGGAGCCCCCGAAGAGGCTCCCATAAAAAGCGCTAAAACCTTATCAGGCGTTAGCAGGATAAGTAGTACCGAAGGCAGTACCTGCAGTACCAGTGTGAAGTTCCACACAAGCAGCAGGGTTCAGGAAGTCAGCACCCATGGCCAGACGACCCAGGATCACGTCGCCCTGATAAATCACGGAGACATCACCAGAGGTGACTTGAACTTGAGGAGAGATAGCTTCCACACAACCAGCAGCTTCACGTTGGAAGATCAGACCGCAGGAAGTATCGAACGCAGACTGAGCACCGTAGTTGTTGTTGAGGCCACCACCAACAGTACCAGGCTCCAGCTCAGTATCGCTACCAACGAAGTCACCCGTGTTACCAGGAGAGGTCACACCAGTAGCACCACCGTACTTAACACCGTAGTTACCCAGGAACGGGATGTTCATGGACTTGTAGATCTTGATACCGGCGATTTCCATGATGCCCTTACCGGACTGCAGGGCAGTACCTTGCTCATCACGGTTCACCAGATAACCACCAATGTTAGCGGTGCCAATACCCTGGATCAGAGCGTAGTACTGACGGGGGTTCAGAACACCCACACGACCATCTTGGCTAACACCCTTTTCATCAAGGGCAGCAGCAGCGTCGTAGAAGGCGTTAACCAGGGATTGAGCATCAAAAGCCTTGTCATCGGTAGCACCGACTTGGATCTGAGTACCACCAGGCTCTTCCATGCTCACCAGACCAGCACCGGTACCAACGGATTGGACAGGGGAAGCCTGACGTGCGCCTTTAGCGATAGCACGGAAGATCAGACGGTCATACTTCTCAGCGAGAGCATAACCAATTTTGCGAGAGATCTCACTACGCAGGTCGTAATGGCTGAGAACTTCATCGAGTTCGTACACAAATGCAGAGCTGATCAGCAGGTCATCACAGGTGATGGTCTTCTCAGCCACAGGGGGACGACCATTGGTGTCACCCAGGATGCTGTTACCAGGAGTATGATACTCAGCAGTCGTGCGTCCAGTATAGATGAACTGCAGACTCTTACCGCCCTTGAGGGTACGGCGCATAATCAGGTCCCGAGCGATCGTATTATTCTGGAACCCTTTGAACATCTCACCGCTAAAAAGCTTGAGATACAGAGCACGGGCGTCACCCGTACCGTTAAGTTGACCACCACGGGTAAGCCCGGCGGTCATATCCGAAGATTGAAAAGCCATTGTTTTTAGAGAGAAGGTTTATCGACTCTCTGAACGTTCAGAGTTATTTAGTTTTTATTGTGGTCTATCCCACCGTCTAGACGGCGAAGGGTGTCCTCGTAAGGGCCAACGCCAAGAGGAGCCAGGTCCGACTCTGAGGTGCCTGACTCCAGCTACTTAGAATTTAGTAGCGTGAGAGATGTATGCAATGCCGCGATACTTCAACTTGGCTTCTTTTTCAGCAGCCTTTTGTTCCCGAACACGGGCATCCAATTCAACTTTAGACATTGTACTAGATAGAAGTACCTAACCCCCGTTCCATGATTAGGTGACATGCGTTTT